TGAAGTCTGCTCCGTCTTTGCCTTGGATTCCGTCATTGCCGACAACCTTGCCAAGATTGATCGGAGCGCCCTTCGTGGTCGTGACGATCAGGCAGCCATCGCGATCGATCATGGCGCCGGCCAGCCCAACGCCGTCAGCGCCAGGCTCGCCCTTTTCGCCAACACCCGGAGCGCCGCGCTCACCGTCTTTGCCGTCCTTGCCGTCGCGACCATCTTTTCCGTTCTGTACGGGATTGGCCTCGAAATGCTTTTGCACAGCTTCGGCGACGTGCAAATTAACCAGCGTCCCGACCTCTGTACCGGAAAGCAGCTCGGCGACAACATCCTTCACGTCGATTGGGTCTGCATCCTTGCCTGCTGTTCCGTCTTTCCCTGGCGCTGGCGCCGGTAGCGCGGCAACCGCTGCCTTGACTTGCTCAGCAATCAGCGGAGCCACGTCAGAGACCGTGATGCTGGTTCCGTCCTTGCCGGGATCGCCGTCCTTGCCGGATATCAACTGCCGCGCCTCGAGCTGCTCGATTCGCTTCAACAGAGGCGTCGTGTGCTCGCGCACGATCACTGCCATGGCCTTGCCAAACTCTACTGGGTCAAGCATTGACGGCCTCTCGTGTGGCTTCCAGCGCTTTACGCTGCCATAGCTCGGCGGTTAACCGCTTCACCTCGTTGTTTGCCGTTTCGTCGACTGGCGCCGGAGCAGGTGCGGCCGGGTGTTGCATGTTCGGGTCCCAACTCGCGCGATCGGCAAGCATGCCAAGTGGATAATCCTGATTCTGACCCCATAGCGTGCTGCCGCCGCCAGTAGGCGCCAAATTGAATTTTGATCGACCTTCGTCGGGCGTTTTGATCTTGCCAGCCACGAGCTTGGTCTCCACATCGGCCTGCTTCGACAAGTCCATACGAAGCAGTGGATCCGTATCTATCCAAATCCCGAGGTTATTCGGTATAGAGAGACCTTCATCGAGAAGGTTTTCCATAGCTTCGATATGCGTGCTTAGCGCATCGTCGTAATACAGAAGGTTGATGGAATCCACATCGAGCCTCGGCGGAACATCGCCAATGCCGAGTTTGAATGGGGGGATGCCGAACGGCTGGCAGATTTGCTGATCCGAGTAGCGCATCTGCTCGACGAGCTGTGAATCAGCGCCCTTCATAGCGAAGGACGTGAACTTCATATCCGCGCCAATCACCGCGACCTTGCCTGCGTTCTCTCCGGAATAGGCTGTATCCCAATACGCCTGCACTGCCTTTGCATCATCATCTGACATGCCAGCCGGAGCAGTGAGAATTCCGCCTGGCTGCGCATTGTTCGCGAAGAATTCCGCGCTGCTCATGAGAATCTTTAGGTTCTTCACGGCAGGCCAGTAAGCTGCGCTCAGCGGCGGCACACCCACTAGCGGATGATGGATAGTGATGCAGCGATCGTGAATGATTTCAGATGCAGGAACCAACAGCTTATCTGTCGGGTAGTTGATCGGCAGAGAGTTCAGCGGATCGATCAGCAGTTTGTAATAGACCGCACCGGAATCAGTCACCATAGGCTGCACACGGATCGGGTCAAGAATGTAGAGCGCAATGACTACGCCACGATTATCGCGACGCTTGAGGATGTATGTATTTCCCTGTGTCAGCTTCGATACAGCCCACAATTCGCGAAATTGCTGCGCGGTCTGCCATGAGTTCGGCTTGCGCAGCACTGGGGAATAGGCTGGATTGTCGACTTGGTTCCAAATAGTTCCGTCTTGCATCTTCTTCAAGCAAAACGGCAGTCGCCCCAAGTCCGTCGCGATGCGCGCAATGCAGGCATACAGCGTCGGATAGGAAATAAGTTCTTGGTGACTGACTGTGATGTTTTTCTGCCAAGCACCAGCGAATGATTCGCGAATAATGCGAAACCATCCGCGATTAGGAACGGGCGTAGGGTGCAGCGCTTTTGTGCGCTGGATCGTTAGCCCAAAAAAGTTCATCAGGACTCGGCCTGCATGTCACGGCGACGATAGGTGCGCTTCGGCTGACCGGTGCGCGGCGAGATGTCCGCTTCAACCGCTTGCAGCACTCCGACGCTAATCAAAACCTTGGCGGCCTTGTCTGGATAATCGAACTCAGCGCCCACAGCGTGCTTGCCGAATTTCTTCTTGAGCGGCGTAACTTTCATGTTGACTCCGAAAAAAGGAGGCGTCCAGAAAGACGCCTCCGAGACTACTGCGTCACTGACAAATCAGCAGGCGGTCGGGAAGCCGTCGATCCACTGAACGGCACCGCTGCGACGCGGACCCCACCAGATGAAACGTTCGGCACGAAGCGCGATCGAGTTGGTCTGCCACATGGAGACAACCGAAACGGACGAAGCTGTCGGCACGCCAGAAGCAGCAGCCGGTGCGTCGCTCATTTCGATCGATGCTTCTTCGGACGCGTCCAGAGTCACACCGCCATCGTCGGCAAGATAGACCTCTGATTCATCCACGAGGATGAACGGAGCGCCGCCGGATCCACCGTTGTTCGCGAGATATTGCGAAACACGCAGCGGTACACCGTCCAGCACGCCGCCGAACGGAGTGACACCGGGGAACTCTGGATTGCCCAGCGCATTGCGCGCGAATGCCAACCGACGAGCAGCGGCAGGCGTGGTGTAATACGCCGGACGCGCGCCGAGGTTTGTCGAATCCCATGGTGCCCACAGTCGCGCCAGAGCACAGCGGATATCGTCAGCGTCAGGACCGCTAGGACCGGCGACAGGGGTAACGCCATTCAGCAGACCAGCCGGCGAGACGTTCGCCACTGCCGCGGCGTCTGGATCGAACAGGTCATTGTCAGCCTTGGCAATGACCGATTCCCCAAGTGCATCACGAATCAGCATCTCGGCTGAAGGATCGGAGAACCGAGCCAGCTCCTGCGTCATAACCGCGATTGCAGCTATCTTCGTGAACGGCACTGTGGTCGCGTTGAAATCAAACTTCGTGACAGGCTTCGCCTTGCCCTGACCGACCCAGTTTGCCGTGCCGCCGCTTGTCTGGCCGCCGATGCGAACATTGAACGGAATCGGCCGGAACTGCGCTTGGCCGATCAGCGTTTTTGGACGCAGGTACGTGATGAAGTCACCAGCGAACGTCTGCGCGTATACGAGTGGCGCCGCCCATGTGGAATCAGTGGTCGTGCCGGCAGGAATGTTCGACTTCAACTGCATCATCTGGCCCAGGTTGGCGCCTTCAGACTGTGCTTTGAGCGTCTTCACGACGGCCTCGGTCTGCGGATAGTGACGCTCGGCAAGACGGAAAGCGACGTCGTGCTTACCTTTCGCAGCCATCAGGCACATGGCATAGCGAGCCATGGCTATGCCTGGTTCCAGCTTCTCTACCGTCTTCAACTGCAGGTTGCTGCTTGCAGACAATGCCGTAGTGCTGGCTGTTGCGTTCGCCTTGGTCTTGTCGTCGACCGGCGCCGCAGTTGCCTTGTCGATGGTTTCGAGCTGCTTGGTGCGATCGATGTCGTCGCCAAGGGTCTTGATTTCACCCTTGAGCGTTTCGAATTCTTCGACTTCGGCCGTATTCATGCTGCGGCCTTCCTCGACCGAAGCCTTATGCAACTCTTTCATACGCGCAGACTTCTCGGCGCGCGTCGCTTCGAGCGAAGCGATGTGCTCAGCGTAGGTTTTCACTTTCGTATTTCCCGATAGGAATTGCGCCAGCGTCACCGCTGACAACCGCTGCTAATCGCAGCCACGCGCAGCCCTATGGCCTCCGCGCAACAAAGGGGAGGCGATGCCTGCGTGAAATCAGAACCGGCTAGGCCGGGTGCTACTTCTTCAGCTGCACAGCACCGACGTTGCAACGAACCTGCACAAGCTTGATCGGGCGATCGCGTGCGTCGGCAAGCTTGATGGAATGGATGATTTCGCGCGGGAGTGGTGCGCCGTGCATGGACTTGACCGCAGTGATGATCGCTTGCGGTAGTGCTGGAATCGAAACCGGGCTCAGTTCATAAACCTCGATCTCCTGATAGTCGACCCCACCGTCATCCTTGAACGCATACTTGATCGCGCGGAATCCCACGCTCACAGCGCGAACGACGTCGTACTTGATTTCGCTCCAAGCAAGATCCACTCGTTGCTTGAACAGACCATCTTCCTCGACAACAGGAATTTCCGCGTCGAATTCGATGCCTTTTGCCGTTGGCTTCTTGAAGACAGCCTTGCCGATAGGTTGGTCATATTTGTGCTGATGGAGCAGGACGAGCGGATTCTTGAACGTCACGCCCATCGGGTTGATGCTGTCCCCGACTCGATCGGTTGCTGGCGTCGTTGCCCAGCCGGAGAACGTCCGGCGGTTGCCATCAAGCGCCTTGACTTCGAACAGCGCGTAGGCGCGTTGGTTATCCATCGTTCTTCTCCGGGTTAAGCATGCGCTCAAGCCGCGCCTTCGCGCGCTGGCACAACTTAGAATCAGGTTTCTTGCACAGAATTTTCACCAGCCTGCGCTGGCGGTCGATGCAGCCTTGGCAGGCCATTAGCCGACTGAGAACATCAGAAGTTGGCGTTTCTTCGTATGCATGGCGTGCGCCGCGCCAAATGCCATGGCCAACGCGACAGCCGCATCAATCTTATTGATCGAACGCAGCTTTGAAATCCAATGGTTGCCCCACTTGTCTTCCTCAATCACTGCCGAGAGGATCGCGGATACGAGCACCGGATTGCCGCGTAGGCGAACTCTGCCTTCTAGCATCGCGTCCTCAAACAGACGGATCGAGCCAGGCATCCAAAGACCTTCGGGCTCTTTCTTGGCGGCTTTCGCGGCCTCAATCATCGCCTCCGTAGGCTTGCCCTTCTTGAGGCCGCCTTGCGGGTGCTCGGCGAACGTCAGCTTGAGCCCGATTGTGGCAACGTCTTCTTCGAACCGTTTGAAAGCGTATCGGTCGTAAGCAACCAACACGACTTCATAATTCTGCTGATCCTCAGCCAACGATTGGGCTACGTGCGTATAGCTGATGCTAGAGCCGGGAACCGCATTCAAAAAACCTTGTTGCGCCCAGACCTCATAAGGAATCTTGTCGCGCAGAGCGCGTTCCTTCATCGTATCGCGCGGCGTCCATGCTTCAATCCATGCATCGAACGTCGGCTTGCGAACAATGACCTTTTGGCCATCTTTGATGATCTCGCTTTCGACTTCGCCGGTTTGAACGGCGTTCGCCTTGGCGGTAAGGTCTCGATTCTGGGAAAGGTCGAGCCCGATGTATACCTTCTTCCCTTTGTGCTCGATCAGCGGGTCGAATTCGCATAGGCATGGATCGACAACTGATCGCGCCATCCACGCGGTTTCTGCATCGGTCCAGACGCAGAAATGAAGCCGTAGGATTCCGTTCAACTGGCCTGGAATCGACTTTGCCTGAGCAACAATCTCGGTCAGGCGCTCTTGCATCATCGTGACGCCGAGCAGTGGATTAGCCTTGATCCAGCATGACGGTTCCTCTAGCGGATCGTCACCTTCGTCCAAGCTGCA